TGGCGAAGGATGTCTTGGCGCTTGCCCAACTTTTGTTGACGGCGCAATCAAAATCTGGCATCACGCAAGGTAGTTACGTCACGCTTAGTGAACTTCCGGCGGTTACGCGAAGCTCGTCATAGTGGGAGGTGTTCCGTCATGAATCCTCCTAAGATGGCCCCCCAGCGCGGCGCCCGTGGGCGTGGCGTGGTGACGCTTCCTGCCGAGGGCCGTAAGGGCGATCTGCCGGACTGGCCGCTGTACGGCGCGCCGACCGCCGCCGAGTTCGACATCTGGACCGAGCTGTGGGCCACGCCGCAGGCGGTGATGTGGGAACGCTTCGGCTGGACCCGCGTGGTCGCCCGCTACGCCCGCTGCGTGCTGGCGGCCGAGTTGCTCGAGAAGGACGCGATGTCCGAGGCCCGGCAGCTTGAGGACCGTCTCGGCCTGACCCCGAGAGCCATGCGCCTGCTGCTGTGGGTCGTCGCGCCCGACGAGATGGCCGAGAAGCGCCAGGAGTCCGCCTCGCAAGGTGCGAGGGCGAGGATCAAGGCCGTCGGCTGATGCCGTGGCGTGGCCCGTCCGAGGATGGCGAGTGGCCGACCCTTGGCTTCGACGTCGGGGAGTGGATCGAGGCGAACTGCGTCGTCCCCGACGGCTACCTGCAGGGCCAGCCCTACAAGCTCACCGACGAGATGTGGCGCTTCCTGGTCCACTTCTACCGCCTCTACCCGTACGCCGCGCCCTGGCCGGCCCCTGACGCCCTGCGCTACACCGGTGCCCAGCTGCGCCGGTCGCAGAAGTGGGGCAAGGACCCGTTCGGCGCGGCGATGATCTGGGCGGAGGCGCTCGGACCGACCCGCTTCGACGGCTGGAACGCCGCCGGCGAGCCGGTCGGCTCCCCGTACCCGACGCCGCTGATCGTCTGTCTCGGCACGTCGGAGGACCAGACCGACAACACGTGGCGGCCCTTCGTCGCCATGGGGCAGATGGGCCCGCTCGCCGACCTGTCCGGGCTGGACGTGGGCCTGACCCGGTGCACGCTGCCCGGCGGCGGGAAGGTCGAGCCGGTCACCACGTCGGCGAAGGCCCGGCTGGGTGCGCCGCTGACGTTCCTGACGATGACCGAATCGCACCTGTTCACGCTCCAGGGTGGCTACCGCAAGGTGGCCGGCGCGGTGAAACGGAACGTCGCCGGCATGGACGGTCGCTGGCTCGAGCTGACGAACGCGTGGGACCCGACCGAAGGCTCCGAGGCACAGGTCACCCACGACAACCCCGACGACCGGGTGCTGATCGACACGGTCGAGCCGCGGCGCGTCGAGGATCTGACCGACGACGATGCCCTATACGCGGAGTTGCTGCGTCAGTACGGCGACAGTGCCCGGGAGCGGGGCGGCTGGGTGAATCTCAAGGGCCGGATCATGCACGAGGTCCGGTCGCCGCGGCACCTCGAGGCAGACCGGCGCCGGTTCTTCCTGAACGAGATCGTGGTCGGCGAGTCGGTGTTCGTGGATCCGATCCGCTGGGATGCCCTGGCCGAGCCGGAGACGCTGACGCCGGGCACGCAGATCGCGCTGGGATTCGACGGCTCGAAGTTCCGGGACGCCACCTCGCTGATCGCCTGCCGCATGTCCGACGGGAAGCTGTTCGAGCTGCACACCTGGGAGCGGCCGAAGGACGCCTTGCAGTGGCGGGTGCCGACGGCCGAGGTCGACGAGACCGTGAAGGCGACGTTCGCCGCGTACGAGGTGACGCTGCTATTCGCCGACCCCTACCGGTGGCAGGACTACCTCGACACCTGGGCCGGCCAGTGGCCGAAGCAGATCGTCGAGTTCCCGACGAACGTCGAGCAGCGCATGGACAAGGCCATCGAGCGGTTCACCACGGCGTTCGCGGGCGGCGACATCAAGAACGACGGCGGTGACGCGCTGACCCGGCACGCGAAGAACGCGGTCCTGGTGAAGGGGTCGAAGAAGAAGCCCCGGCCGGGCGAGGACACCGACATCCCGCAGTACTACCTGAAGATGGCCAAGCGCGGCACCGGCCAACTCATCGACGCCTCGGTCGCCGCGGTGCTCGCCTACGCCGCCCGCGGGCAGGCCATCGAGGACGGCGCGCTCGTGCCGGAGCAGGTCCAGCCGTTCTTCGCGTCGTGGCGATAGGAGACCCGTGACGTCCTTCGACCACGCCCTGACGGAGCGGATCACCATCGAGGCCCGCCAGACGCACTTCTGGCGCACCGTCCTGACCGTGATAGCCGCCCTGCTGTTCGGGGTCGGCTGGCTGAGCTTCAAAACGCTGGCCGGCATCTGGTTCGTGGCCGCCTGGTGCGGCGCGGCCGTGAAGGTGGGCTGGCAGGAGGCCCGCACCGCCGATCGCCCCTGAAACGAACGGAGTGACCGGTGGGCCTGCTCGAGAGGATCGCCGCTGCCCGCGGTCGCGACGAAAGCCGCTTCTCGACGGATCAGTGGCTCGGTGAGTACCTGATCCCGTCCCAGTTCAACTACAACGGCAACACCTACCCGCTCGGCCTGAACCAGACCCTCGCGGGCCAGCGCGTCCAGGCCGTCGCCGCGACCCTGCCCGGCTACGCGGCCGCGCTGCGGTCGTGCCCGCCGGCGTTCGCCGCGCAGATGGTGCGGGCACTGATCCTGTCGCAGGCCCGGTTCGTCTTCCGCAACCGGCCCGGGTCCCGGACCCCGCGGCGCATCTTCGGAACCTCGGAGCTGTCGGCGCTCGAGCAGCCGTGGCCGAACGCTACGACCGGTGAGTTGCTGGCGCTCATGGAGTGGCACTCCGGGCTGACCGGCAACGCGTTCGTGCTGCGCCAGCCGTCTCGGCTGCGGGTGCTGCGCCCGGACTGGATGGCCGTGGTTTACGGATCCGACCAGGAGCCCGAGGACGCCGCCACCGCGCTCGACGGCGAGATCATCGGCTACGTCTACCAGAACGGCGGCATCGGCTCCGGCCGAACCAAGCCGCAGACGATCCTGCCGCAGGACATCGCGCACTGGTCGCCGCTGCCCGACCCGGAACGGCCCGGCATGGGCCAGTCGTGGGTCACCGCCGCGCTGCAGGACATCCAGGGCGACCGGGCCGCGACCCAGCACAAACTGCGGTTCTTCGAGAACGGCGCGACGCCGAACATGGTCGTCAAGGGCATCACCGCAGCGACCAAAGAACAGTTCAAAGAGATCGTCGACGCGATGGAGAACAACCACGCCGGCGTCGCCAACGCCTACCGGACGCTGTACCTGGCCGCCGGCGCCGACGCGACCGTCGTGGGCGCCGACCTGAAGCAGCTCGACTTCAAAGCCACCCAGGGCGCGGGCGAAACCCGCATCGCGATGCTCGGCCGGGTCCCGGCGCCGCTGCTGCAGATCTCCGAGGGCCTGGCCGGGTCCAGCCTGAACGCGGGCAACTTCGGCATGGCCCGACGGATCTTCGCCGACTCGTGGGTGTATCCGACGCTGCAGGACGTCTCTGCGGCGCTGGCGCCGCTTCTGCGGGTGCCGTCGGACGCCGAGCTGTGGTTCGACACGACCGACGTGCCGCTGTTGCGTGAGGACGCCAAGGACGCCGCCGAGATCGCGCAGATCAACGCCACCACGATCGGTCAACTGGTCCGCGAGGGGTTCACGCCCGAGTCGGCCAAGGCCGCCGTGATCGGCCAGAACATGCAGCTCCTGGTCCACTCCGGGCTGGTGAGCGTCCAGTTGCAGACGCCTGGCTCCACGCCACCCAACACCGCCCCGACAGGAGGGTCAGCGTGACCAGCACCCTGATCGAGAAGGCCCCGATTCTGCTGCGGGCCGCCGAGTTCCGCTCCACCGGCACGGGCGGCGACGGCCGGACCCTCGAGGGCTACGGCGCGGTGTTCAACTCGCCGACCCGGATCCAGTCGTGGGAGGGCGAGTTCGACGAGGAGATCGCCCCCGGCGCGTTCAAGCGGACGCTCCGCTCCCGGATGCCGGTCCTGCAATTCGACCACGGTCGTGACGCCCGCACCGGTTCGGTGCCGATCGGGTCGATCGAG